CATTGGCCAATACGGACAATTTACTCTTCGGTTCACACGGAGAACAACTCACTTGGGCTTTCCAGAAAAAAGACCGAGAACGTCAAAAGTTAAAAAACTATTGGCGGAAACAAAAACTTTTATATTCAGGTTTAGCAGTAGGAGCAACTTCATTAGGTACTGCTGTAGTATACGGTATGACTAGATATATTAGAGGAGATAGAAAAAGAAAACGTGCAATTTCGCGTGCATTAGTATCTTATAAACATGGACGCACTGCATCAGGTTATAATAGTCGTCAAAGTAAATTAGGTGTCCGTGGTCCCCGTTATTTAGGTATTTCAGGTCCACCGTCACGTGTGTTTAATCCATTATATTCAGGTCCCCGAGGTTTAGCTGCTGGTCGTCGTAGAGGAAATAGAGTTAAAGGATATAGAGGTGGTCGTCGTACTAGATATAAAAAAGGCCCCAAAAAGGCGTTTGGTAAAATAGGAAATTACTTATGGAACAGTATTTGTACACCTATAGTATACAAAAATACTAGTGCATTTTGTAAAGAAGGAAACAAATATGGTCGTCGTACTCAATACGCTGATGTAATAGGATCAAAATCAGATATAGCAGCAATGGTGGCAAATCGCCCTATTGCAACTATGGACCCAGCAACGAGTATTTCAAAATCTATTAATGATAAGTTACAAATAACAGAATTACGTAAAACTTATACAATCCAAAATCGATCCAATTGGGATATGCATTTAAAAATTTACGAATGTCTTGCAAGAAAAGATATAGCAATTAACGAGTATTTATGTTCCTCATCTGCAATGAACACACTATTTCGTGCAGATGACGCACTTGCGAGAAATAAACATTGGAACCAGGATGCATTTCCTGGTGGAACTTTAATTGGAAATGTGGATGAATGTCCTACATTTACCCCATATCAAAGTACAACTTTCTGTAGCAAATTTAAAATAATTAGTACAAAATCATACCAATTAGGCCCACAAGAATATGTAAATAGAACATATAAGCAATGGAATAAAAAACTAAATCCAATCGAATATGACGCAACAGCTGAAGCATCAACTGGTCGTCCTGAATTATTAGGAAAATGGAGTAAGGTTATATTATTCAGTTGGGTCGGAGGCCCTGTAGATGTAGGTAATCAAACTACAAACGGCATAAATGGAGAAACACAGAGTAAATCTGCTGCTGATTTGTTTGTTCAATGTAATCATAGTTTTCAATATCATTTCATTCCTGCTGCTGTACCATTACACATTTTAGGTGCCGGTTACAATACTGAAACAATTACTGGCTATGAGAAAAACAACAATTACACAACGATAAATACGTTTATTCCTGCTATTCCAGCAACTCAAACTATTCAAACGGTTGCAGGTACTCCTGGTGCCGATGCAGATGATACCGTTACAGACTCACATCCGTAGGCACATATACATGAAAATTTGCTCATGTATATTTAGTTAAGGAGCAATATATACTTAATCAAAAAAAAAACATAAAAATAAAAAAAAGGCATTTACGCCACCCAATTTATTTCTTCATAATTATCATAGCACACTTCTGTGCCCAAAGTAGGCATAACAATCCACTTAGAAACCCTGCGAATAAAAGCAGGAAAATACACATTCTTATACCATAAGGAAGGTATTGCATTACTTGTGATAACAACTCGTGTTGCCACCATCTGGATTTGTCCTCCCTTGGACTCGACGAGGAGTGGATATCTGTCACACAACCTGAGCAACAAGTCGAATGGCAACCATCCATAAAACTCATCAATGATGACTGTTTCTTCGGTTCCATACCCATCCCACCAGTTTGAACGCTGTTTCCAGTAGGCGTCAGGATATTGTTCCAAAGCATATCTGGACTTTCCCGTTCCTGTAGGTCCCTGGATTACGATAACTTCAGTCTCATGATTACGTGGTTTAGTCTTTAAACGTCTATACCTTTCCAGAGCCCGAAATGATCTACTCCATGTCCCGAAGTCTTCTTCTGCCAATTGTAATTCTGACTGCCCCTCGTCGATCATTTCTTTCATTCGCAACAAACTCTTGTTCTTCTTCTTCTTCTTGAAGGAGTTCAGCAACTCTTCCACGGTGCCATGCCAACCGAAAACGCAAGGCTCTGATCCTGGCACTCTCGTATCCAATTTCGTACAATATTCTATTGCTTGTTGTCTGTTGCCTCTTCGCTTTTCTAGGTGCGCCCTCGGCAACAACCTCTTTACTTGGGGGAGTCTGATAGCCGAAGCAAACTCCACATATCCCTGTAGATGGATCGTTCCTTCCTCTCCACATTCTTTTTGGTAGATTGCAAATTTCACATCTGGTGTCATCCACTCCCATGTTGGTAAGTCCAAATCTTCTGGATTGTTTATCGTGAATACCCAATTTCGACATGTCATGTCCGAATCAAAAACGAAAGTGTCTCAGCAGCGGGTATAGTATTACCCCGCTGCTGAGAGACGGAGACAAATAGGCCCTCCTTATTGGCTCCTCCTCAGCCCCATCAACCAATCACATCTGCGAACCATTTCATAATTTTTCACGTAGGGTTCGCATCGCCCATTGGCCAATACGGACAATTTACTCTTCGGTTCACACGGAGAACAACTCACTTGGGCTTTCCAGAAAAAAGACCGAGAACGTCAAAAGTTAAAAAACTATTGGCGGAAACAAAAACTTTT